ATGTCGGACAAAAAATATTTGTTGATATATTTTTACTAAAAGATAGAATAGGTCAATGGCAGCACACAAATAATATGTTGGGCATTGTTAATACTATTTTTGATGATAATAGATTTACGTATTGGATTTTACCAGCATATGCTAATTTTTATAATGTACAAGATGTTTCTAAAAATCCAAACCCAAGACCAGAAGGTACTTTAGAGTTTGCCAAAACTTTATTTGGAACACATACAACGGTTGATTATAGAGAAACTGGTGCCAAAATAGTGGCAATGTATGCTCACGTAGATAGTAAACATTTAGCAATGAACGGAAATGCTGACTATAGATTTAGAGACGATGCTTTTGATATGAGAAGAGCTAGTGATAACCCACTACTTGAAAGCCAAGAAGGAAAAACAAATTGGGATAAATCAAATAAAGTTGTTGGTTTTAATGTAGACTTTGGACCTCAAAATCAACAAATTTTTAAACAAATTGATATTGGTCAAGATGTTGGTGAACCGACAGCAGAATCTCTTGAAATGTTAAATCAAATGGCAAATCAATCTAGAAATAGAACAACAGCATCACAAAGTGTTTCGTTATATAACATATATAGAAATAGAAGTTACAAATGTTCAATAGATATGTTAGGGTGTGCCTTAGTACAACCAACAATGTATTTTAATTTAAGAAATATACCAATGTTTAGTGGTCCTTATATGATTACAAATGTTAGTCATAGAATTAGTGAAAATGGATTTGATACAACTATTGAAGGACAAAGACAACCATTTTATAGTATTCCAGCAATAGATTCATTACTACAAGCACTTAGTACGAATATTCTTACAACCATAAAACAAAAAATAAAACAAGAAGAAGATAGTAAAAAAGTTGATGAAACCAATAATGTAATTGCAAAAACTTCAGAAGCAACAAACAAAGTACAAGAAGGTAATAAAAGTCAACCATCACAAGCTCAAAACTGTTCTAATGGTTTAAATACTTCTTACACAAATTATACGGCAATAACACCAACTCAAACAACAATTACATTTGGGGAAGCTTATTCAAAAATTACTGAAATCGTAAATCAACAAGCAGTACAAGGTGCTACACCACAACAAATTAGTGGTGTAATAAATACAATATTTTCATTAATTTATTTAGGTAGTTCTAACGGACAAAGTTTTTCAAGTTATAATTATAATTTCGCTAAAATACCATTGGTATTTGGTTATGGTGATTTGGCAAATAAGTATTTTAGTCAAAGTTATATTTGTTTAACAATACAAAACAATCAAGTACCTTTTGCATCTTTTTCTAATTTTGAATCTCACGTTAAGTTTTTAAGCGAAAAATATACACCAAAAATTTTGGTATCACAAATAGTAACAACACCAACAGATTCTGTAACAAACACACAAATATATATTGAAAAAATTGCAGAGTTCTCAACAAATAGTTTTCCTAATGAAAATTCAAATTTATGGCAGTCATTAACAGAACAAGTTAAAAAACAATATATTGAAAAAATTACTGAAGCTATTAGTTTTGTTTTGAGTAATCAACCAAAACCAGTTGTACAACCACCACAAGAACCAGAAATTCCGATATTCTTATTTGAACCAAAATTACTTTCAGCTAGTATTGGAAAAATTGTAAACGGTTTAATAATTAGTTTAAACCCTAAAGCAGATAAAAGAAGAATATTTCAAACAAGTTTAAGTTACAGTGGTAATAGTTTTTGCACAGGTGGGGTTGGTGATATAAATCTTGGTACTCAGTATGTATCAAGTGATGGACAAACATTTAATATGACTTTTAATGAAATTTTTGACTCATTAGCATGTCTTGGAGAACCAATTAATGACCAAGTTGGTAAATACTTTTTAAATTTTGAAATGTACTCAACACCTATTAAAAGTGATGGTAGCCCAGACCCAACTAGACAACAATTTTCTGAAATATTTAATTTAAATTTTGAATACAACCAAAGTGGCACCCCAATTTTAATATAAAGTAAATTTTTTATCTTTAATAGATATTTATAAATAAATAAAAAAATATGAACACAAAACTAATATTGGATAATTACTTAGGTAAGAACACAAGAATGTCAGAAAAAGACGCTGGTAATGGATTTAAAGAAGTATGTGATTTAGATACTGGTGATTGTTATACAGTTAGAATGAAAGACGGTCTAATTGAAAGAGTTGATAATACAATGAAACAATTTAAAAAAATTCAGGTTGAAACAAAATCTGGAATAAAAACATTATTAAACGGATAAGATGAGTGTAGACCAAAAAATTCTAGAAGAAATTGCAAGATACAATAGTATTAACAAATACATTATGGAGCAAGTTCCACCTCCTCCCCCAGGAGACGAATTAGGAGCACCCCCTCCCCCAGGAGGTGAAGCACCAATAGGAGGTGAAGTTCCACCACCGGCAGGAGGGGCACCACCACCGGCAGGAGCTGTACCTGGCGCACCAGCACCACCAACAGAAGGTGAACCAGTTGATGTTGGAGCTGACGCTGATGTGGAAGAAATTGGTGCTGATGACGAAGAAGAAGGTGGAGGTGAAGAAGAAATTGATATTACGGATTTAGTGGATACACAAAAAACAATGTCAGATAAACAAGAAGAATATTTTAATAATCTTTTTTCACAACTTTCAAATCTAGAATCAAAACTTGGTGAAATGGACCAACTTGTTAATAAAATTAATTCACTTGAAACTAAGTTTGATCAATTTAGACCAAAAACACCAGAAGAAAAACTTGAATTAAGAAGTTTAGATTCTGGACCATTTAAACAAAAACTATCAGATTTCTTTGTTGATAAACAAGAAGAAATGAAACAATCTGGTAAAAATGAATATGTATTAACATCTGATGATGTTGAAGAATATTCACCAGAAGAGGTAAAAACTTCTTTTAATGACTACGAAGATGAAGATGAAAACAATATGATGAGATAATTTTAAGGTCGTACAAGACGACCTTAAAGTTTCTTGTTGACTGCGACACAAATTTTAACTATAATTTCTATTGTAAACTTTTAATAAATAATATATATGGCGACAAACAATGTTTTAGATGCAGTTTTGGCTCAGTATGAGAACGCAAAACAAAGTGGCTCTTCTTCCACTTCAAAATTCACACAAGAAGAAAGAATGAAAAAGTATTTTGCTGCAATACTTAAAGACAATGAAAAGCAAGCACAAAAGAAAATCCGTATTTTACCAACTCCAGACGGGTCTTCACCTTTTAAAGAGGTGTGGTTTCACGAAATCAATGTGGACGGAAAATGGCAGAAATTTTATGATCCAGGAAAAAACGACAACGAACGTTCACCTTTAAGTGAAGTTTACGATGTCCTTATGTCAACTGGTAAAGAATCTGACAAAGAATTGGCTAAACAATACAAACCACGTAAGTTTTATATTGTTAAAGTAATTGACCGTGATAATGAGTCCGACGGAGTTAAATTCTGGAGATTCAAACACAATTACAAACAAGAAGGAATCTTTGATAAGATTATTCCAATCTACAAAGCAAAAGGTGATGTTGCTGATGCTGAAAAAGGACGAGATTTAATTCTTGAACTAACAAAAGCAAAAACACCAAAAGGTGCATTTTACACTGTGATTCAAACAGTAATGTATGATGATCCATGCGCTGTTCACGAAGATGAAGAAACAATGACTTCTTGGTTAGAAGACGAACTTACTTGGGAGGATGTTTATTCTAAAAAACCTGCTGAATACCTTGAATCAATAGCTCGTGGTGAAACACCAAGATGGGACTCAGATGCCGGAAAATACATTTATTCTAACAATGAAGAAAGTGAAGTTTCTATGGGTGGTAACAAATCTAAAACTGAAACTAAAGTTGAGGATCCACAAGCAAATGACGAAATAGACGAAGAATTACCGTTCTAAATTTTATTAAAAATATGTGGGTATATTGGTATACAATGTACCCACTTTTTCTTATCTTTTTAAAAAAGAATATATGGCAATTAAGAAAAATGACTTTAGTTCGATTAAGAAAAAATTCTCTTCGGACGCAAAATACAAACCACAAAGATACTTTGATTTAGGACCAGCATTTTTAGATGCAGTTGGTCTTCCAGGTCCCGCTATGGGACATATCAATATGTTTTTGGGTCACTCTGATACTGGTAAAACAACAGCACTTGTTAAAACAGCGGTTGATGCACAGAAAAAAGAAATACTACCTGTTTTTATTATTACAGAACAAAAATGGTCTTTTGAACACTCAAAACTTATGGGATTTGAATGTGATGAGGTTGTTGATGAAGAGACTGGTGAATTGACTTGGGATGGGTTCTTCTTATTCAATAATAATTTTAGTTATATTGAACAAATTACAGATTATATTAATGATTTGTTAGATGCTCAAGAAAAGGGTGAATTAGATTATTCATTGTGTATTATGTGGGATTCTGTTGGATCTGTTCCTTGTAAAATGACCTATGAAGGTAAAGGTGGTAAACAACACAACGCAAGTGTTTTAGCCGATAAGATTGGAATGGGGATTAACCAACGTATTTCTGGGTCAAGAAAAGCAGATTCAAAATTTGAGAATACATTGATTATTGTAAATCAACCTTGGGTTGAATTACCAGACAATCCATTTGGTCAACCAAAAATTAAAGCAAAAGGTGGTGAAGCAATTTGGTTAAACTCATCTTTAGTATTTTTGTATGGAAATCAAAAAGGTGCTGGAACAACAAAGATTACAGCAACTAAAGACAAAAGAACTGTTAAATTTGCATCAAGAACAAAAGTATCGGTTATGAAAAACCACATTAATGGACTTGGGTTTGAAGACGGTAAAATTATTGTAACACCTCACGGGTTTTTACCTGGAAAGGACGCTACGGAAGAAAAGAAGTCTATTGAAGACTACAAAAAAGATTATGCCGAATATTGGAAAACAATTATTGGTGTAGATGGTGAATTTGATTTAAAAGAAGAAAAGGTTTATGAACAAGAATAAATTAAAAGTAGTATCGTTATTTTCCGGTTACGGAACACAAGAGTTAGCACTTAAATACATTGGTGTTGACTATGAAAATGTTGCAAACTGTGATAACTTCAAACAGGCAAACGAATGTTATGATGTTTTACACACAACAACAAATGGAAATTTAGGTGATATTACAAAAATTGATGAAAATAACTTTCCAAGTTGTGACTTACTAACATATTCATTTCCTTGCCAAGACATTTCAATATCTGGAGTACAAAGAGGAATTAAAGAAGGAACAAGAAGTGGATTATTATTTGATGTTGAAAGATTATTATCAGCAAATAGACCAAAATTTTTGTTGATGGAAAACGTTAAAAACTTGGTTTCAAAAAACCATTACGAAAATTTTAAAAAACATATCTATTTTTTAAGAGGACTTGGTTACAGTTCTTATTGGAGAATC